AGAGATCTTCAAGAAGAGAGAAAACATTGATATATTCAACAAGAAGGCTGTCTTTATATATGTAAAAGAAATGACCGATACTCAGTCAAACACTATTACAAAAGTAATAAAAAAACTAAAAACTATATATAAAACAATCCTTGATAAGTATCTTGAAAACAATGACTATTAATATTTATTCTAAAAAGTCATGGAACTAGATAAGGAAATATTTAAAGGGAAGACCGTTGCCAACCTAGTTGAAGAGGTATATAATAAACATAAGAACCAAGACATCACGATAAAACAGGAGATCATGAGGCTTGCCGATATGATAGAAACTCCTGGTGATGCTATTGTAGTTGTGCCTCTTTTGAAAGGTTTTATGGACTCAAGCCTAAAGAATGATGAGGTATTAATGAAACTTCTTGCTTTGTTTCAAAAGGCTTCGGCTGATGCAAAGAAAGGAGACTCTGAAGATTCTGGTGTTCTTACTGAAAAAGACATCGAACAATTGTTTGCAGACGTTACGAATATTAAAGTTAAGGATCTAAAACAACTACCTAGCGCATAATGTCGTACGTATTTGGTGAAAAATTTAGTCCAAAAGCAGGATCTGCAGTAGGTCAATATTTTCAAGTAGCAAGAGTAAAATCTGTTATTTTGGGACCTACCAACCCTCCTTTTAGCCAGCCTGTGCCTGAATATAAAGGTCCTAGAGACATAGGAGCGATTACTTTTGAGCTTTTGTATTCTCCTCTATCCACATCAAAATCAAAAGCCGTATCAGAGCCAGCTTATCCAATGTGGTATTTTGTAAAACAACTTCCTCTTGTAAATGAAGTAGTTTTTATAGTTATGGGTCCGTCAAGAAAATTAAATGATGGAGCTACAAAAATGGAATATTACTATATGCCTGCTTATAGTATGTGGAATAATCCAAACCATAATGCTTTTCCTAATATGGAAGAGTGGGCAGATTTTCTTAAACAGTCTATTAACCAACCAGGATATTCAGGAAATGCTGTAGCTGATCAATCACTGCCATTAGGATATACATTTCAAGAAAAAGAATCAGTAAAAGACTTAATGCCTTTTGAAGGTGATACTTTTATACAAGGAAGATTTGGCCAATCTATAAGACTAGGTAGTACAGTTCCTGTAATGAAAAACTTTAATACCTGGTCTACATCTGGAGAAAATGGAGATCCTATAACTATTATATTAAATAGTCAAGGGAGTAGACCTGCAGTTGGTAAATTTGATCCAATAGTAGAAGATATAAATAGAGATGGATCTGCTATATGGATGACATCAACCCAAGAAGTGATTTTAGAAGATATAAATAGTTTTCCGCTGTCTTCTTTTGGCGTTAGAATAAATCCTCAAGTTCAAGATATATTAGAAGTACAAAGACCTCCTATATCAAATGAGTTTACTTCTGCTGAAGCACAAGATAAAAATAGTATAGGATGATATTTAAACCTAAATTTCCATATAAAAGTAATCAATTAATATTATCATCGGATAGAGTAATAATACATTCTAAATCTGATGCAATATTTCTTTTTGGTAAACAGGCGGTATCTTTATCTTCTACAAAAACTATTAACTTAGATGCTTTTGATAAGATATTAATAGATTGTAAGATAATAGAACTAGGATCTAAAGCAGAAACTTTAGGAGAGCCTTTAATATTAGGAAAAACATTTAATAGGCAGTTAACTTTATTATTAGACGAATTAGCCTCTGTAGGTACTTTATTGGCACAGGTATCTGAAACAGATTTAGGTGCTTCTATGGCATATATTGCTTCTGCCGGTCAAAAAATAAATCAGGAAGCAACAAGATTAGGAGACATTATAAGAAATCCTAATTCTATAGTATTATCTAAAAATACATTTACAAGATAATATGATACCAGCTTTAAATCCAAATATAGCCAAAACAATTAATCAAGTAAATAACGATCCTAAAGTTAAAGCTGGATTTGTTAATCTTGGTAATAATAAACTTAATATAAATACTACAACTGCTAAAGGATTAGAAAAGGCAATTGGAGTTATTTCTAAATTTATTATAAAAGCTCAAGGTAAAGTAAGTGTTATATTATATGGGCAATATAAATTAAAGCAAGATGAAGGTACTGCCATTCAAAGAGCTCTGGATAAAGGTGTAGACAATCTACTAACAGACTTTGCAGGTGTTGATTTTTGTAATCTTTTAAACTACGCATTAACACAAATACCTGGAGGCACATCTTTTAATCCTAATGTAGACCCTCCTAGTGATCCTATATCAAAAGCAAAATGGAATTTACAAAATAAAGCATTTCAAGTTCAAAAAGCTATAGATCAATATTATGCTAGTTATGGTGATGTTAGTAATTCAGAAAGTAAATTAGGACTTTCTACACTAATCAGGAAAATAACTGATGCATTTCAAACTGTTTTAGCGCCAGATACTGGTATAAATGATCCTTTATTAGTAAGTACTTTTCCGCAACTTTCCACAGCAGGTAACTTTTTACAAAACGCATTAGGTAAGTTTAATCAATACAATGATGTAAGAGATATACCTAATACAGATGTAGTTAAGTTATTAAATACTATAGATAAAGTAAAATATTATTGCATAGCTATTCAAGGTTTAAATAGTCCTGCTACTGTTCTTAATTTTGCTGATTCTATTATAGATGGTGCCGTTCAACAACAAATAGCTAAAATAAATAAATTAGTACCTCTTAAAGATATTTCAAAATTATTAAAATCAATATTAAGATTAGCCAATAATATAAATTCAGTAGGACAAAATGCTATTAAATATATTAATACAGCAAGAACAGTAATAAAGATAGCTATATCAATAATAAAAGTATTTAATGTAGTAAAAGCATTTATAGTAGCTATAGTTATACCTAGTTTGTTTGGAACAAAAGGAACTGATGTTAAACTTAATGATATATACCAGCAAAAATTAACAGAGCTAGGTCAAAAAAAATTAATAAAAAGACTTAATCAAATAAATGCGGTATTAAATTTAATGACTATATTTGTTACAAGTTTAGTAGCAGGAATGGGTAGTATTATTGGAAAGTTAAACTTGGTATTACTTAATATAGAAAACTGTAATAATGTAGATCCAGAACTTAAACAGGATTTAATTAATACAATAACTAATTTAACAAACACAGCAAATACTCTCCAAGACTTTTTAGATAAGTCTAATCAAACTGCAGATAATAAAAATAAAAGGTTTGGAACATACACAATAGAAATAGTAACAGAACAAATTACTGATGAAGGAATTAATCTTAAAAGAAGATACGGAATAGCTAGGAACAGTAGCGGCTATATAGTAGTTGAATCTACTCCTACTTTTGCATCTCTAGATCTTATTATAATAAACGAAGTAAAAGTACTTTTAGTATCAAAAGGATTGGTTAGTGCAAATATAGCCAGCCTGTCTTCTGAGGATGAGGTTACTATTATAGATTCTCTTCAGTATTTAGAAAATGACGATATTAATATAGACAATATTTCACTTTCAGAACAAGATATTAAAAATCAAGATAGTGAATTAGGGTTGTCTAACTTCATAGACAATCTTCCAGGCGGTAAAGCACTTCGTAAAAAAGTTCGATCTTTATTGTCTAAACAATCTGATAAATTAAAATCAAACTTACAGGCTACCGATCCTGAGGGAAGATACTCAAACTCAGTGTCTGGAGCATCTAATTTAGCAGGCGGAATAGCTAATTCTACCTCCAATCCTAATCAGTTAGAAATAGATAGACTGGAAAAAGAAAAACAGACACTACAAGAAAGATTAGTTACAGTAGCATCAAATTCTGTATTATTGGCTATTACAATTAAAAAAATAAAAGAAGTAGATGCACAGCTTAAAAAGCTTAAAAATAATTAAAAATAATATTTATAAGATATGGCACAAGTAGATGCACTTAGAAAATTAATAAGAGAGGAACTCAGAGCAGTCCTAAAGGAGGAGCTTCCAAAGATATTAAAGGAAGTCAAAGCTCCAGTTATAGTAGACCAAAAGAAAAACCTTCAAGAACAGGTTAAATCAAAGATACCTGGGACATTGAATACCTCAGCTCCTAAACCTATTAAGTTTACTGGAAACAATCCAATGGCAGCTTTTTTAAATGACACTGCTCAAAACATGATAAATGAAGACTTTAGTATGACATCAGAAGATGTTCATCCAGGTTTTGGTTTTCAGCCTAAAGAAGTTCAGGTAGGATCAGTTCAAGGTATGCTTGGATCTGCTAGACCAAGTTCTAATTTAGACGCAGTTCAGATTAATGAGGTTCCAGACTTCTCAGGACTTATGAGTAAATTAAAAGAAAGAGGCGAAATTTAATGGCATACGGATTAAAAAAAATATCGCCATTAGACCTTAAACCTTCAACAGCAATTGGAGTTAAAATACCTTTTTCTGCTGATAATGTATTTAGTTCAGTATATACTACCAAGGATCAGTTGAAGTATAATATAATTAATTATCTTTTAACCGATCCAAGAGAAAGACCTTTTAATCCTTCCTTTGGTGCAGGTTTAAGGTCGAGACTATTTGAACAGATAAATCAGGATACATTTGAGAATATGAAACAATCCATAAGAACTCAGATGGAATCTTATTTCCCTCAAATAGAAATAACAACCTTAGATATAATTGGTAATCCTGATTATAACTCTATAAATATAAAATTTAGTTACAGGCTTTTAAGATCAAACGAAAATGATAGTGTCATATTGACAATACAAAACATGTAAAGATGCCTAACCAAGTTGATATAAAATATCTAAACAAAGACTTTAGCTCGTTCAAAACAGATTTGATTGAGTATGCAAGAGCTTATTATCCAACAGTCTATAATGACTTTACCCAGCCTAGTCCTGGTAGTATGTTCATTGAAATGGCTTCTTATGTTGGAGATGTTCTTTCATTCTATCTTGATAATCAGCTTCAAGAGACATTCTTACAATACGCAAAACAAAAGAATAATCTTTACACTCTAGCCTATATGTTAGGTTATAGGCCTAAAGTTACTTCTGCTGCCATTGTTAATTTAGACGTCTATCAGCAAGTACCTTCTATAACATCAGGTCTTAATACAAGTCCAGATTTTAGTTACGCAATGACTATTGCTCAAGGGATGCAAATCAAGTCTAATATAGATAGCTCAGTACTATTCTTTGCCCCTCAAAAAGTAGACTTCACTACGTCATCTTCTTATGATCCTACAACTATAGAAGTATATACTGTTAACGGAAGTAATGTCCCGACGTCTTATTTGTTTAAGAAAACAGTACAAGCAATATCTGGGCAGGTTAAAACCGCCGCATTTACATTTGCGGCTCCTCAAAGATTTACAACTGTTAATATACAAGACTCCTCTATAATTAGTATATTAGAAGCTAAAGACTCCTCAGGTAATACTTGGTATGAAGTACCCTATCTTGCTCAAGACTATATAT